AAAAACGATTCGTGAAATGATAGATGGTAAGCGCCATTATGAAATCAATGGTAATGAAAAGCTGCCATCGGTTACCACAATTTTATCCGCGACACAGCCGATCGAGAAGACCGAGTCGTTGGCCGCGTGGAGATTAAAGGTAGGCGAGGACAGTGCGACGCGGATCGTGGATGAAGCAGCTGCACGGGGGACCGCGATGCACAAGATTCTTGAAAAGTATATTCTCCAAGAAGGTTATCTTGATTTAACAAATGTTGGTAAGCAAGCACACAACATGGCAATGCAAGTTATTCAACAAGGACTATGCAACGTGACAGAGTTCTATGGTAGTGAGTGTACTTTGTATTACCCTGGGCTGTATGCAGGCCAAACAGATTTAATTGCAAGTCATAAAAATGAAATGGCTGTAATTGATTTTAAACAAACTAACAAACCAAAGAAAAGAGAATGGATTGAAGACTATTGTCTGCAGTTAGCAGCATATGGTATGGCTCATGACTTTGTATATAAAACAGCTATAACTAAAGCTGTGATTATGATGTGCAGCAAAGATAATTACTATCAAGAATTTATAATCGAAGGTGCAGAGTACAGAAAATATAAACATAAATGGTTAGGGAGGGTTGATGAGTATTATAAAGGAAGATCAAAAACGACTGGATAATATAGCTAACGCTTATTGGAAAACATCTGGAGAGATGAGAGAGATGTGGGGCCGTAAGTGGTATGAATTAATAAAACAAATAGGAAGGAAGTTAGATGAGGTTAAGAGATCTACAACAGATACTGGATCAGTTCACTAAAGGTCAGAAGGGTACTATGATATCTGATTGTCCAGTTTATATTGAAACTATGACAGGACATTTAGAAGATGTTAGACGTATTGAAATACAAGAAAGCAATATAATTGGAGATGCAAACCCGGCTAGACTGGTAATCAAAGCAGATAAAAATGAATTATTTAGATCAAAAACATTTAGACAGAGTTAATATATCCCTTGGGAATGGGGTGGAAGCGAGAGTTGAAGCCCCATGCATATAGAATTGGTCAAGTATCCTGACGTATTTTTACGATCAGTAAGCAATGACGTGACTTTTCCACTAGATGACAAGACTAGTAGACTTATAAAATTTATGGCAAGAGCTATGTACCAAAATCATGGTATTGGTTTAGCTGCAATACAAGTTGGTTATCAACTTCGTATGTTTGTTATGGATTGCTCACGTAGTCAAAGTAGCTACAAAGCATATATTAACCCAAAGATAGTAGAAAAATCTGATGAAACATTACGTGATAATGAAGGTTGCTTATCTGCTCCAGGAAAACAAGGAGATGTTAGAAGACACATTAGAATTATTTTAAACTACAAAGATGAGGAAGGAGAAGAGTATACAAAGACATTTTACAATCTAGAGGCCAGGTGCATACAGCACGAGATGGACCATCTTGATGGTAAACTTTGTATTGATTATGAAAAAGGTGACTATAGTCGGGACAAACATAAGTCCCAAACAATGGTCGAATCTGATTTTAGAGCTAAATCTGATTCGTAAACAATGGAATCCATATGCGCAATTTGAATTGCAAGGCACTGGAGTCAAGAAAATCATCAAACATGGCACAAATGTGTTCAAAGACAAGTAGTGTGCCGTGCTATAAGAGAAATTCTAGGGTAATTTTTTTTTTCAGTGATCACTTTTTATTGGTGGCACAGATGGCACAGTGTTTTTTTGAGCTATTATCGTTGGTATTATTGACTAATAGGTGTGCCAAGGGGGTTGGCACAGGGTGGCACAGTCAAATAAGGGTTGATTTTACTAGGTTTATTGCTTATGTACTCGGCGCGCGAAGCAATTTTTTTATTTTTAAAAACTTTTTTGCCCTAAAATTTCTCTTATAGTATAAGATTCCTATGAAACGTCTAAAAAAATCTAAATATAAATCTGTAGTCATCAAGAAGAAAAGATATTATTTCTACAAAATCACGTGGTTGGATATCACCGGTGACAGCGGGCACGCAGACTTACATTCAGCATTAGGATTCATGCCATCAATAATGGTAACACATGCATACTTATTGAATAAAGATAGTAAAAATGTTAGAACCTTTGCAAGCTATGAAGAGAGTGATGAATTATTCTCTGATAGAAATGTATTTCCGAAAGGATGTATAACTAAAATGGAGAAAATAAAAATATGAAAAAAAAGTTAAAAAAACTAGAACCAGGTGTTATGAAAAGTGTCAGAAAAATGATTAAAAAAGCAAAAGCAACTACAAGAGACAAAGCTAAAGTAAAAAAAAAATAAGTGAATAATAAAAAATTTAGTTATGATGGTAGATCAAGACCTACCAATGATACGTACAAAAAAGAGTTCAATAGAATCTTTAATCCTACATTGACAAAGAATATGCCTAATGTAAAATGGGACCAACTTCCACCAAGGAAAGGACCAGACTCAAATGGAATACAAACCAGTTATAAACAAGTGGGCACTAATAAAAAAGTTTCCAAGAAAAACATTTAGTAAAGTTTTAAATATAATTAATCAGAATCAGGGCTTGATTCTTTTGGTAATTCTAGTTCTTCTAGTTTTACATCTTCCGGCGTAATATTTATAATTTCTTTATTGTCATTTATGATTTTGTGAAGTCTTTCTTTGATTTCATCTGGGGTCATGTTATCTACATTACCTGTCATAACTAACTTCTGATCTACATATAGTCCACCAGCTTTACCACGTGCAACTTCAGCATTTACTGCTGCACTCCAGGCTTTGTTTTCTAATGCTTGGTTTCTTATCTGTGCTAGTTCTGATATGTGCCTTTCAAAACTAATACCATATTTTTCTTGTATTTCTGATCGCAGTTCTCCTATATACTTGACTACCAATGGAGACACTTTTGGATTTCTTAACTCTGATGCAGCTTGTCTGGGACGTGTTTTGTAACCTGCTTGAAATGCTGCTTCAGCTGGTGAAAGCCTGCCTTCGTTATATACTAATAACTCTGCAAACTTTATTTGTCGTTCTGTTAATTTGGCTGGTACTCCCATAATGTTTGACTTATAACGTAATCTAACGTATCAGTCAATTGTGAGAATAATACTAATATTTATACTGCTATCCGGCTGCGTAAAGGATTATGATTTGAATCCTTGGACAACAGTTTTGAAACAAGTTTATAAGGCTTCGTACGATGAAACCAGAGTCAAAGTTTTGGCAGATTATTAAAAAAAATACACCCAAAATACAGTGGACAAGACTAGAATCTTGGTCCTCTTTTGGTACACCTGATCTGTTGGGATACAATGATAATTGTGGTTTTTTCATGGTTGAAATGAAGATAGCAAGGGGGCCTAAAATAGTGTTTTCACCACACCAAAAACTGTTTCATCAAACCAGAACTAATCGTAACTTTATCATAGTCCAGGAGGCCTCTTCTGGACTAGTAAAACTTTATGAGAGCTCCGCGATCCACGGTCTCCTGACCGATCATCGCGAAACGCCATGCTTGGCGCTTGACGATTGGGACCACATTCAACGCTTGCTGCTTGCAGCTTCACCTAACGCTTGAAGCTTGTTGCTTGTAGCTTGAAGCTTGTCGCTTGCAGCTTGAAGCTTGTCGCTTGCAACTGTTGGCGCACGCCCGCCGCTGTCCGTCGACTGCTTTGGGCTAATGGCCGTCTTCTCTCGAGAAGCTCGTAATTTTTTATAATAATTAGGATGTTTAAATTCGTGCATTAGTGTTTACCATATGAAACTACTTTTACAGCAGGATCCCAGCATTGTCGACAGTCGCCACACTTGCCGCCCTGGCTCGGAGCTGGGCAGCTGGCGTCCTTCAATACTACCATCGAAGAGTTAGGCCAGGTTGTGTTTTCTTGTCCAATCATTGGAGGGGAGAACCTGATCACCAGGTTAGCTGGTGCTCTGTCCAGGTGGTCCTTCACCCACGCTTCGCGCGTCGGCATCCAGTGCTTCGTTGCTGGTGTGAGCTTGCATACTTCAAAAATTTTGTTTAAGTGGTCCAGGTCCTGGACGTCGCCGGCGTCGTGCCATCTGAAATATTTCTGTCTTTGAATTTGTGCAACCATTGCAGCTGTCCAGAGCTCGTTGTTCAGGCTGGCCAGTCTCACGTATTGCGCGGCCTTAATTGCTTTGTATCTTGTGTAGTTACCCTTCAGGGCGTAACACATAGAACAAACTGAATTTTTAATTTTTCTTAATTTAGATCCGGTCTTACACTCCCACGCTGGCAGGCTGTAAGATAGGCCAGGCATTTTTGAGGTTCGAGTCATGGACCCGGTGATTGCTGCTGCTTCTTTTACTTTCATATTATCCTTTCTGTTTACTCTTATATAGTCCCATAACATCTAAATGTCAAGTGCTTGTTGCTTGTAGCTTAAAATAAATCTACTTTAGAATCATTCTAAACTGCAGCTTGAAGCTTGACGCTTGCTGCTTGTCGCTTCATATTACCATCCGCGCCCCTTGATCAGAGGACCCGGCGCGGGCTGGTGACACACACATTGCTACCTCGCGGATAATCGCTAACGTACAGGGAAATGCCATAGGCAAAATTTGGACGCTGGTGTGTACTTACTGATACTATTATTAGCAGGACCAACACTTGAGTTTTTTAAAGATTAGAATTCTAGAATTCTCTCAAGCCCATCGCTGTTGTTAGTCCAGCAAATAATGATCAGTCACTATGCTACGCGGGGCCGGTGCTTGCACTTATTAACCGACTTAGAAGAGGCCACCTCCGAAAGCTTAACCCGTGTTCTAGTGTTTATTCTCACAGTCAATAATGACTGATCCCAGAACAGTACTCTTCACACCTGATCATCACTGCAGTTTACAGGCACTAATAATACTGTTCAGGGATCAGCACCCCAACGAAGACGGCTAACTA